CACGCATAATGACCGGCAAAAGAGATGCCCAAAGTCCATTGGCTACCATTTTCCAATCCTCACCAGAAAACTCAATTGGTGATTTTCCTATTGTGGCCATCAAGGTCAATAGGATGGTTAGCAAAGCGCGGATATAAGTCCCGCAAGCTGCTTTTATTTGTGTTGCCATTTACTGCTCCAATCCAAGCGCAGTGATGCGCTCTGTTGCCTGTTTAGGGGTCAGGCAAACTTCAAAATGCATTTCATCTTTGCGGTTGCGATAAGTACCGCCCCATTTCAATCCGTACTTAGCAGCTAGTTCAATGATCATTGCTGCCTTGCCCTCGTCAAATGTGTGCTCTGCGCCAAGTGGATGCTTACTAGCATTTAAGTCAATGGCCGTGCCACTGCTGTGATTGCTTAGGCGATCCTCACGACCGCGCACCATTCTAAATGCATAGCCCCAATCATCAAGGCTACCGTGATCTATCGGCTCAATTGTTGCGTGAAACTCTGCTGCAAAGCCTACCAGCAATGGTGCAACCTTCTCAGCGCATCGCAATTTAATTGTTGTGCCTTTAATCGCATAAGACTTAATCCCAATTACGGCTGGATCTTGAGATGCAGGCCAGCCATTATCTGATTTTAATTTTGGCAATTAAAGCGCGGCAATCTCATCTGCATTTAGTCCCAGTGCTGCAAGTTTGGCAAGTGCTGAAGTTCTAGCCGTTGCCCTTGTTTCGCGCTCTATTTCCTTTTGCGTGTCTAATTCTTTTTGCGCATTAAACTCCGCTAATTCTGCAGCTGTCATTTCACGGTTAACAATTTCGTTTGTTTCAACATTATGCACTCTAATTATTGGATTTGGCATTATTTAACTCCGTAAAGTAGAACCGTACCAGTAGAGAAATTACCACCGGCATTTGTAAAAACTAAAGAACTAATAGCCGTATTTGTGGCAATACCGCCCTGCGTTTGATGAGTTACTTTACCGCTAACTGCTACATAAAAACCGCTTATGTTAAAAACTTTGTAATTTGTAGTAGAGGCGTAGTTATCAATACGCATAGACCAAGCATTATTAGCACTTGTACGGTCTGTGGTGTTAGAGGTGTAATTAAAATAAATCATTCCTGCAGTTTCTTTATCTGTGGCTATTGCGTTGTTACTGTTTGTTTGCATTACCCAATCTGATATTGTATTATTATTGTTTGGGCCTAGTTTAAATTGTCCGTTACCTGTTGCATTAGTAACGCCATACATAACTAAAAATAATGAATTGTAAGTCTGATCTATCGAACTAATAGTGGTAGTCGCGCCCGATAGTGTTGTAGTTGATAGTAAAGTCATACCACCACCACTACCGCCTACGGCAGCCCAAGCAGTACCGTTATAGACTTCTACGCTATTAGTGTCTTGTAAATAACTCATCATACCTTCGGCTAAAACCGCTGATAAAGCAGAAGTACGGGCGGCAGCTGAGGCAAAAACCATAACTGTTTGCTGCTGTAAATAGGTGTTTACATCGGATGCACTGAGCACATCACCGGTTGCATATAATTTATAGCCTGCACCTGCCATTATTTAACCTCTTTCATATTAGTATGATACAACTGAAGTGCCTAAAATCCCGTATTGACTTGACCCAATAATGAATGCGTCAATGATTGGTTCAAGGGTTGTGAAGGTCGTAACCCAAGTGTTTGGCGTAACCGCGTGAGATACACCAAAAATCTGCAAAGTTTTGTCAAGGGTGCTGGTGCCAGATGCAGCCGGTTGCGTGCTTTTTACCGTGATTGGGTCGAAATAATCCAACTTCAATGCAGCTGTAACACCGGCCGTGCTGGTTGTGTTTAGATCAATGCTCAACATATCCGTACGCACCGCGGTTGCTTGCCTAGATGCAATATAAGCCCTAACATAATCCAAGGCCACTGCATCGGTTTGCATAATTAAATCAGTACGGTTGTATGAGTGTTTGAAGTAAAGGACAATGGATGCTGCATTTTCGGCTGTTTGAGCCGTGCCACCAATTCGCGTAACACTGCCAGAGTTGTAAACCAAATCATCATTAAATAAGAACTTGACCTGTGAATAAGGAATCCCACTGCCATCATCCGCAAACACCGTTGGGGTGGCACCAATGCTGGATGCAGTGAAGGCTCGATCCTGAAAAACCATATTGCCCGAGGCATCAATGTAAATGCTGCCATATTCTGAATCGGTGCACTGTTGTAATTTTGCAAGGGCTGTTGCGCTAGTTGTGGGATTTGCTTGCACTGTAGTTTGCCCTGCATCAATATCTCGCATTGAGGCTGGCCAAGAAATGGCATCTAGTATTTGCCCAATCCGCGCGCCAGATAGATCACCGGCTGAGGATCCTGCAACGGTTGTAAGCGTGGCAAGGTTGGCAAGTCTGAATCCATCCACGGCTGTAATTGTCGTAGTGCTGACAACTCCAACATCTCGGCTTTGCTGATAATTAAACCCAGTGGTGTAACCCGCAAACATCGCCCAAACAATCCCAGTGGCCGGATCTGTGGCAGTAATCGTAATTTTGCGCAATGGTTGTATTAAGCCGTAATAAGGGCTGGCCGTGTTTTCGGGGTTAAATGCACCTTCTTGATCTGCAATCACAACACTGCAAGTACCGGTCTGAAATACATCGCTGAGTGCGTTACGGCCTCGGCTGATATTTACGGCCTGCACTGTGTCTGAAACATCGGCTGTGATGGTTGCAGAATCGGCCAAAACATTCACGCCAAGTACACCAGATCCAATGATCATTGCTTGCCCAAATGATGGGCCACTTGAGAAGTTAAGAATTACCGCAATTGCTGGCAGGCTCATTAACTAGCCAAACCTGTGGTGCTCCAACCGTTGCGGTTAGCCTCTTGCAATGCTGCTTGCATAATTCTTGCCAACTTGGCTTCCTCAGATATAACCCCAGCGTTGAAGGTCATATTTACGGTGGTTGGCCCCAATAGGCCTTGTTTTAATTCTGTTGCGCTGTAACCACTTAAATCAGGTGCAGTAGCCCCGCCTGCGTTTGTGCTTGGCATCACTGGCATTGATGGTGCAATTGGTGCTTGAGTTCCAGCGTTTGTGCCAGATGGTGCAAGGGAAGTACCTGCAAATAATCCACCGGCATAAGTGACAATTGGCACCGGCAATTTGGTTATCTTTGCCAAAGTGCTTTCAACATCTGCAAGGGCTAATTTGTTGATGCTTATGGTGTCCTGAAGTGCTGAAATCTTGCGTGAACGGTCGGCCATATCAGCGTTAATCTTTGCCTGTTCTAATTCTTTCAGGGCTGTTATATCGTCGTTTTTGTCCTCGGTTTTTAAGGCTTGCATTGCCAAAAGGCTCTTGCGGTCTAGTTCGCTGATATTGCCCTTTAGTGCAGCTGCGATCTGTGCTGCATCAATGTCAAACATTCCTTTAAGTTTGGTGTTGGCTGCTGCTACTTTATCTATTTTTGCAGCTTCTTTTTTCTTTGCCACAATCTTTGTTGCTAAATCCAATGCACGATTGTTAAGGCCACGATCAAAAACATTGGCATCACTTTTGCTTATTTTTGCCTCATTTGAGGCACGGCCTAATGCTCGAAGTCCATTAACAATTGCACCAAGTATTGAAGTGCCACCACCAACATCACCAATTACGGGCAAGGCTTTTAATTTGGCTGCCATCACTGTAAGCCCTGCAATTACTTCAGCCGTCGCGGTTGCGGTTGCTTCCATTTGTGCGGCTAGATTCTTAGCCCCATCTTGCCCGCCTAGTTCAATCAATGAATTGATAAGTGCAAATCCAATGGTTTCGCTGGCTTCTTGTGCAGATACTTGCAAAATTGCCATTTGGCCTGAATAAGTTTTTGCAGCTGTAAGTGCTTGACCTGCAAAGAGTTTGGACAATTGCGCGGTGATTGCTTCCATATCACCAGAGGCCAACAATGCTTTATCTAAACCTGCACCGAGTCTGCTAAGGGCCGTGGTTTGGCCTGAATAACCTTTTGCCAATGCCATTGATACTGCGCTGAGATCCTTGCCAGTGCCCGCTGAAATGTCCATTGCAAGTGATAGTGCACTTTGGGCTTTGCCAACATCCCCAAGCACCAACACCAATTTTTGAAAGGCTGGTCTAAGTTCATCCTCAGATACTCCGGTTGCCCTTTGTAGGCTGTCAATGTAATTAGTTACACCAACGGTTTGATATGCCAAACCTAAGTTCTTGAGTGTTTGGGTAAGGCTTTTTTGTGCCTTCTCATCGGCAAGTGCAGCACTGATAGATTTTTTAGTGTAAGCGGTCAGGGCAACACTAGCTGCGCCAATACTGAGTTTGCTAGTTAGTCCAAATGATTTGGTGTCCTTGATTAAACCTTTAAGTGATTTTTGCGCCTTAGTTGCACCAGTTGTATTGGCGGTGATAATTAACGGGATGCCGTAAGCGTTACCTCTTGCCATTGCGTACTCCCTTTGGCAGTGCGTTAAACTTCTCGGCTGCTCTGACTATTGCGCTGGTTACTGCTGGCACAATCTCTGCCTTATTCTCATCAAATGCTCGATTGATAATGCGCCCTTGTTTTTCGCCTCGCACTGTTAGCCCTGAATCTCTTTCGATCGCCTCAATGAATTGTCTGCCTGCATTTGGGTTGCGAGAGTGTGAGTAGCGCTTACCGCCCCCACCGTTTGGCCCTACCCACGGCTGACCGGTTGGATTCTTTCGGCCTGCGGTTTCATAGATTGCACCAGCTGCGGATGCGTTAAGCAATTTAACTTGAGATGACCAGCCTTTAGTGCCGATCTTATTACGAGCAGTGCTGACCTTAATTCCCTTGACAATTTCAGATCCATCAAAGGCTGACCATTGGCGGCCGGAATCCGCCCAATGACTCAAACCAGCAGGCACGGTGCGCGGTGCATATCCTTTGGCATCGCTAACCATCTCTTTGGTTAAGACTTTAATTTCGCGGTTCATTTCTTTAAGTAGGTCAGGTGAAATGCGCCGGATGTTTTTAATTGCGGCGTTGAGTCCTTGGAGATTGGCGGCTTGCATCTTTTATCGCCTTCGCCCTTTCCTCTAGCACTCGTAACATCATCTTGAGCATCACCGGATCCATTTCGATGAACTCACTGGGAGCAATCCCAGTTTCTACACTTAGACTTGCGACCAAATAGGTGAGTGAGTCTTTGCCACTCAATCCCCTAAAGGGTCGCTATCTAATACCTCTACTGCCTTCAGCGTTTCCAGAAACTTCTCACCAAACACGGGCACGGTTTCGCCGGATCGCCGGATGGCTTCCCAACATAACCAGTAAACATCGGATTGCATTTGGTCATCAGCAAAGGCTTTGTGAATGCCTTTCTTTTTATTCTGTTCGAACGCGTATTCAATTATTGGTGTGATCTCAAACTCTTGAATCTCACCGGTAGTGCGTGTGATCTTTAACTTAGCCATTGCCTAGCCCTTCAGGTTAGTTGTTACGCGGTGACATCCACAACAATTTTGCTGTTGCAAGTGAAAGTGATGGATTGTGTGCTGAGATCGCCAACTGCACCATTTACTGGTGTGAGGTTGTTTACCAAGATTGTGGTTTGGTACTCAGGATTTGTTGCACTTATTACTGCGCTGGTTGGTTTAATTGTCAAAGGCACGGTCGTGCCATAAGCTGCTTGCAAGGTTGCTGCAACTTCGGCTGATGCATAAGAGTTCAAAAAGTCCAGCGTTACGGTGCTAGATTCCAAACCAGCAACGAAAGTGTGTGAAAGACTTCCCATTGTGGTGGTTTCCAATTCATCGAATGCTTGATTGATTGTTGCTGCTGTAACTTGGTCGCTTATATCAACCGAGTTAAGCGTAACAACCAAAGTGTTGTTTAAGAAGGTTGTTGTTGGCATTATTCTGTTTCCTCATCTTTCTTTGGTTTTTCGTTTACCGGTTTGATTGAGCCACCCTGTATGAGTGCTTCAATGTTAGTGTTTGGGCTTAAGTCCTTTTCAGTAATGATTGAACCGGCTGGTTTGCCACCCACGGTGCCTGCTAAAACTTTGTAATTCATATTATGACCAATCCGTTAAGACTTCGATTGAGCAATCCATTGTCAAAAGATCGCCGGTTGCTAGGGCTAGGGTTGAAGGTGCGCTAAATCCTGAAATGTTAAGGGTGTATGCAGCTGCTGCAAGTTTGGTGTACACGGCCACGGCAAAGGTTTCAATGCTGTTGAGGTTGCCTTGATTGTCTAGTAATGGCACTAGGATCATAATTTTGAACCGTGCAAATGGCTGGATGCTGGAGCGGGTTTGATTGTTTGGCACCAAATACGGATCATCAGGCATTACAACAACTGAGTTGGCAATTGGTGCGCTTGGTGGAAAAGCAAAAGTGCTCCAAACACCAGCATTGGCCAAAGTGGTTGCAAGTGTTGTGCGCAGGGTTGTTATTGCGGTTGGCATTACCCCACCATTGCGGTTGGTGCCATATACGGGGCAAGAAGGCCACGCACGCGAGCAATAAGAGTGTTGCCCATCTTAAATGGTGAAGGTGCAAATCCATCCACGCTTGCGCCTTGACCGCTTGGGGCTTGGCGTGCTTGCCAGATATCTACTGCAATCATCATTGAGGCTTCGCGCACTGCTGCAACGCTTGCATAAGCGGTGCTGTGATTTGGCCCTTTAACTAGCCCATAAGGTCGCACCAAATGTGTTGTTTGATTGCTTGCTGTTTTTGCATAAGTAAAAGTGAACTCTGTGTAGCCCGTTATTGTGTAAGTGCCGTTAAATACTGCCGTGTCTGATTTGGTAATTGTTACGCTTTGGCCGGTAACGAATCCGTGGGGCTGTGTTGTTGTAATTGTTGCAATGTTGTTGTTTAGAGCCGTTGAATAAACCAGTGCTTGGTTATACCAAAGGTAGGAATCAATTATATCTTGAGCACTTTGGCAAACTTCCTCAACCACTGAATCTGAATAGAGCGTACCAATGCCAAGATTTGTGCGAAGTTCAGCCATCGTTACATAAGTGGCAGCCATTGGTATCTCCTTTCAGTTTAGAGGCCAACCCCCTGCCGGACTAGGGGCAAGGGGCGGCCGGTCTAGGGTTTAGATCAGGTTAGATTGAAACGGCGAAGTCCGCCTGCGAATGTGACACCTGCGGCAATGTAGCCGTAAAGTGCCAATTCGATCTCACCTGTGGTTGGTACATTTGTAGAAAGTGTAAGAGCAGGGCTCTCAAAGATTTCAATTGAGTTTGGCTCAATAATAAATGCAGACTCATCAATTGAAGTTGCAACCATATTTGGATCAACATAATAATCCAAGCCGAGGACATTTCCGCGAACACTTGTCGGAATTGCAGATCCGGCATTATTCATAGGATTTCCGGCATTGTAAATTGGTCTGCCTGTTGTATCTGTTGCGCCCATTAAAAGACTCCAAATGGATGTTCCAGATGTAAATGCAGTTGCGGTGCGCTTTGTTGCAGTATAAGCGGCAGGGGATTCAGTTGATACGAATGAAATAATACCGGCTGAATCTGCAGCTGTTGCAGTTGCTTGTGTACCACCAGCAGTAATTTGTGCAATTACATAAGCATCAGTTGCTTGAGCATACGCATCTCTGAGGTTCTTGAGCATAATTTCATAAAAGGAGGGATCGCTGCGGTCAAGCAACTCAACGCTGTAGCGTTGGAATCCCATTTTTTTAATGACAGTTGCGTTGATATAAGCGGAAGTGATTGCGGTTGTTCCGGTTGGGTCGCCACCTTCTGCAACGGTTGCGGCTGTACTATTTGCCGTAATTTTTGGAATACTTACCGTCATCCCGTAACTATTAAGCGGGCGAGTTCCACCGCACGCTTCAATAACTGGGCGATCAGCGTTCGTATTTTGCGCAACATCGCGTACATAACTTACTGGTGAAAATGCTGGGTTTGTTGTGAATGAATCATCAGCTGCCAAAACCCATTGACGGGAATCCTCGTTGCCAAGTTTTGCGCGAATTGAGTGCTCAAGATAATTTCCACCGGTTAAAATTGGGCTACGGGGTGAAGTGTGTGCAATTGGTGTGTATTTTGGTTGTGAGGCTTCCACCGTTTGGGCGGCTTCTACCTCGGGTGCTGGGGTAGCGTTTTCCACGCTGGCCTCACTTTCGGTTGGTTGGGTTTGTGTTTCCTCTACTGGTTCAGGTTCGACTTCACTAGCTGCAACTGATTGAACTGCTGCACTAGAAAAGGCCGCTGCCTGTACCAAACTTACTTCTTTCAGGCTTGCCTTTGTAACATAAAGGATGCCGTTGCGTGGTTCTGCTGCATCAACAATTACTCCAACACTTAAACCATCGCGCAACTCTGTTGCTTCAATAAGTGCATCATTGCCTTTGGTTGTTGGTGCTACTTTGAAGGATGCGTAAATGCCGGATGCATCCTCGCTTGCACTTTGCATCATTCCAATTGGATCTTTTGCGTTGTGCTCTAGTAAAAGTTTAATTTTGCCACCAGTGTTGTAACTAATAGATCCTTTTTCAAATACAACTTGACCGGCACTTGTGTTGCCGATTTCTCCAAATGGCACAATTTTGCCCGCAATGATTCTGCGCTGTGCATCGCTTGATTCAACTGTTGTGTTAAATGTCAGGTGTAAGGGTTGTTCCACTGCCTGCTCCATTCGGTGTGAGATGTTCCATTTCTTTTGCTTGATCTAGTGTGATCAAATTAAGTTCCAACATTTTTTCAATTACTGCTAATCGTGTCATTGCATCTGATCGCAAAAATGTTTCGTCAATTTCAAAGCGCACTTCATTGCCACGCGCTGTGAGATCATCCATTGATAAGCGTTGCTCAATTGCAGTAATAAATGGGCGCAATGTGTAATCAACAAATTGTCTGCGCTCATCAACAACATTTGAGTAAGTCATTGAGTTATTTAGATCAGCAGACAAATACCAAGCAGGCACATTGCACAATCTGCTTATTTCAGTTGCCAATGCTTGTTTTGCTTCGTTGTACATCATATCTTTAGGGGAGAAGTTAGTTGGCTCAAATCTGAGAGTGCTTGAAAGGTAAGCCGTGCTCCTCTGTTGTCTTGCCAACTTCCACGCGCCAAGAAGTCCAGTGATCTGTTCCTCTGGCAAATCTGCACCACTATTTTGAATATAACCTGAAGGCATTGGCGTACTAGCTGCAACTGCACTTGCTTTTTCTAAATCTAACGCGGCTTTGATAGTGCGACCACCTCGGCCCAATATCCCCAAAGAGTCAAGTGCTTGAAATGTAACGATACTTCCCAAGCCGTTTTGTGGTCGCAATCCTCCTTGACCATCAACTGTGTAACCAATAACCAAAGTATTTGTTGCATTGAGTGTTTGTATTACGCGATCAAATGAAACCCAAGCAAAACCTGACGGCCTGCCACTATCGGCAAAAGTCTGGGTTACTTCCCAAAACGCAACACCGTGCATCAATAAATCAGAAACCGTTGCTGCAATCGTAACTGCACGCGGTTGGCGGTAATCTGGTTGTTGCAACCAAAGTGGTTGCTCTAATTCTTGCCCTGTGCTTTTTTTGAATAGACATAAAGGCAAACTGCCAACAACACCAGTAATAAGTGAATGGCAGCGCGAAACACTGGGAACGGCCAGTGCTTCAGTGCGTGAAACAAACACGGCAGGATTCAAATAAGAATAAGGACTATAGCCTTCCATTACTGGTGGGGCGTATTGTGCTTGAATAGTTGGTTTGCTTTCGGGGATTGCACTTTCAACCAAGCGCAGTGCAGACATTAACCCCATAGCACTAGCATACGACAAATCCGGACAAAATAACCTTTAACGCTCTCGGCGTGTCTAATTGACATAAATAGCGGCAACTGCCTGCGGTTTGTTGGCATACCAGATAACCATTGCGCTTGCAATAGCAGCTGCAACTTCACCGGCTGATTTTCGGCGCACTATTCGCCAACCGCTATCTGTGGTGCGCATTGCGCAAGAATTAACCGATTCGCTTAGTTCGTACTCATCCCCGTGTTCAATCCGATTGTGGCTCATTGCTGCCAACATCTCATCACACGCACTGGCAAAGAGTTGGCCGGATATTTCCATTACCGGAACGCCGGTGTGCGCCAACCTAGCTGCAACACCGGCTGTGGTGTAGCGATCAAATAACAACATCTTTGGCCTAAATCGTTTGATGTGCTCATTGATCTCGCTGGCCATTCTCAAATCATCAATTGAGGCTTCAGCCTTCCAAGTTTGCAAACATTTGAGTTTGACCTTATCGCCAACCATTTGCCCTGCCACCAATGCAGCGTGCCGACGGCTCGGGGATATATCCATTGCAAAAAATGTGGATGCACCAGCCTCAAACACCATATTTTCAACCTTGCACGATTCCCAAGCACCAATTGGCCACGGGCTTGCCAGATTGTCCACCCACTGGGTAAGCATCTCAGTGCGCACTTGGTTTGGATCACCGGTTCTAATTCGGTGCTCAAGGATCTCAGCCGTGATTGTGTGGCCAAGTGCAGGGTTAGCCTGCGCCCACGCTTTGCGGTCGGTGATCTTAAGCGATGGGTGAGCACTCCACTCCAACCAGCGCAATGATGGGGTTTTGTCCTCAATGCCTTTTTCTCGCAATTGGTTTAGTACCGTGCTGCCTTTATCACCTGCGTTACTCACTGCAAGAATCTGTGAGGCTGGTTTGGCTTGAGTCGTGTACAACGCGGCATCCCACGCTTCGGGTTTGATATCTCGCAACTCATCAATGAAAAAGAAATCAACCGACAATCCACGGGCACCCTCATTTGTAGCTGCAACAACAATGATCTCTGCGCCATTCTTAAATCGGATGCGCTCGTTGCCGTTGGTCGCGTAGGTTTTCTCCCACTTCACAAATAACTCTGGGGTTTCTTGGATTAGGTAATGGATCTGCCTAAATGTGGTCACGGCCATATTTCTATTGGAACTCATCATTGCAATGGACTTCTCACCAAAGAGATAGATGCCTGCAAGGATTCGGAGTTTTGCCAACTCGGTTTTACCATTCTGCCGACTTACGCACAATCCAATTGTTTTGCCTACCCAGTTGCCATCCTTGACCAACAACATATCCCCAAGAGCATTGATCTGCCACGGCATCAAGGTCATCCCAATAGATTTTGCAAATGCAATTACTTCAGGTGCTCTACTCGTTGCGCCTTTAACTGGACTTGAAAATATGCGCGGTGTAGGGCTACCTACAATGCCAGCCCCCAATTTGTTTGCTTTAGGCTCGGTTAGTTCTGGTTGGTTTATATGTCCGTTTTGTTGGCTTTCGTAGTCATTAGCCGGTTTTGCGGGGTTTTCGGGTAATTGGAAGGAAATAAGATCAGGGGGGGTAGGGGTTGTGCTCAAAAAAACCGGTTTAGCAACCTTCCCAGACTTTGCATTATTGCAACGACGGCACGCAGCTGCCAAGTTCTCAGGCTCATCTGATCCATTCCGTGATCTCGGGAGTATGTGATCTACCTCGTTGGCTTCACCGCCACACATATAGCAGGTGTATTGATCCCTTTGAAGTATTTCTAATCTAACCCGTTTCCACTCTGTTGATTGAAGTGATAAGCCCATCAGTACCAGCCCTTTTGATTGCTGTGCCGTAGTGCACTGCACCCATCATCGTATCGTGCTCTTATGTATTTCATCATCCAAGTTATCTGCGCCGTTGGTGAGGCTGTGGCCAAGTACCGTGTGCGACCTTGCGCGAGGCCGTAGTGGGAACCGTTCACCGCTTTAGGATTGTTAGAGGATTCTTTAAATATCAATCTCTTTACGCATTTGTACTCTTTGTAATCTCTAGTGATCTTAAGCAGGTGCACTTCCCAAGTCTGTTGATCTTGTTGCTTTGCGTTTGCTGGTAGTGCAGCTGCAAGACAAAGCCCAAGGCATAACAACAACCTTAATGCCCCCCCATATCCCCCCCATTGAGGGATAGGCCGTTGATCAGTGCAGGCCAAAGGTTGCCCCTCTAACGGGCTACAACGCACAATCAGTGCGCCCTGCTGTTTATCCTCACGCAGTTGAGTTGGATGCAAGATGTTACACCCTACGACTTAGCCACAATAGGCAGGTGCTGCAATCTCGGTGTGTCGCTTCTAACCATTGTCCACATCCAGTGCATCGGCTTATGTTTTGATCCATTAAATGTATTCCCCTTCCAAAGTGCGTGGTTTGCGTTTTAAGGCCTGATCATCCATTGCCACTGTGACAAATAGGCAATCAAGGCATTGGATCATTGAGAGGCCCTCTGGTAGGTCGTAGCAGGTGTATGTGCTAAATGGTGCAGGGCCTTGGCATACGCCTCTGCATTTAAAGTACCGGATGCCATCAAGCATTGTTGGCTCCATAAGCACCGATCCTTTTGCCTCGCCTAATGTGTAAGAATCCGACAACCTTGGTTACTGTGTCAGTGTTTGCAAACTCAGTAGTTGCAGGCAATCCATCAAAGTAATACCACGCTGGCATTGTGAGTTTGTTTAGGTTAAATGACCAAATACCCTTAGGTGTTGAGCAGATGTAAAGCGCGGTTTTGCCATTTACCCAAGCCCGTTGCGTTACTGCGTGGTACTTGTCGCGCTCAATCATCAATTCATCATAATGAGTTTGGCGGCTTTTGAGTTCAATGTAAACCCCTAGCTGCTCACTCTCACAATCAAACCGGCCGACCGGATCAGGGTTCATCAATAGATCAGGAATGTAGCGGCTCTTTAGGTAAGTAAATAACTGCAATTCATTCATTGCGATCTATCGCTCGGCACTTGGCGCACACAAATATCTGATCACTCATAATGCCACCGGTTGTGAATTGCCTAGTGTTGCATCCATCGCAGACTTCAGAATCGTGATCGCTTACGCCATTGCTGGTGAAGTGCAAGGCTGTTTTGTCAGGAAAGTACACTTCCAAGTCGCCCATTTACAATCACCTTCAACCCACAACAATCCCATTTAAAATGGAAAACTGGTTGCATAGATTTTCTGTAAAACATTTTAAACACCTCATTTGAACTTAACTGCTCGTCATCTAAAACTTCCATAGAAAAAGATTTGTTTTTGCATTTGCATTTTGCAATTAATTTTCTAGCCACGTTTAACCCATTCCTTTCCATCCATACCCACTGGGGCACATTGTTGGCTCTTAGGTGTTGCCTCGCAGAAATAACCTTCCCATTTCTTGCCCGCTGCACTGGTTCCACTCTTGTGTGCTCTGGTGCCGTGCTTGCAAGGATGCGCACGCTCGTTTGGCTCACGCTCAATCGGTGTAGCAATTGCACTCAATACTTGCATTGCGGTTGCTAAATCTGGATCTGCTGGTTTGTTCCAAAGATCATCGTTTGGCACGGGTTCACCAGCTGCAACTCTTTGCACTTTTGCCATCTCCTCACGGCTTGGGCGTTTGCCAATCTTGGCTTGGAATCCTGCCGTGGCCAACACTCGGCCAATCGCACTGGTGCATCCATTCTCAAGGGCAAAGTTAGCGTTCACACCGTGAGTTGCAATGATTTCTTGGGCGTAATCTGTGGCAATAATCGTGCCGTCATTACGATAGGCAGTGGCTTTGATGATAAAGCACTTGCCATCGTTAAACACCAAATCGGTATCAATGCGACCTTCAGGATATTTCACCCAAAATAGGGCAATGCGCTCATCAACTGGTTGGTAATCATCTAGGTTAAATGCCATTAGATAGGTTCCAATCTTGCTTGGCTTTGGTGTACCCAATCGCACGGCCTCGTTTGTAACCTATGTGCTTGCCATCTCGGTGGCCTATTGCATATCCAAGGAGTA